TTGCAGTAACATCTACTACATTTACTGATTGGGGATGGAATGGCAACGAAATGATTAACTACTGCTTCCATTCAGTCGCAGGATATAGTAAGATAGGGAGTTATACAGGGGTGACAGGCAACAAAGTGGTTACTACTGGATTTAGACCTTCATTTATTATAATTAAGAATACATCCTCAAGCGGAACTAATTGGAATATGATGGATAGTGGTAGAGACCCAATCAATCCAGTAGAGCTTAATTTATGGGCCGATACAGCAGATACAGAATCGACTGCTTCACAAGGAAATGTATATGATGTTGATTTTGATAATACGGGATTTACAGTAAAAAACAATTATACTCCTTTTAACCAAAACGGAGAAGAATACATATATATGGCATTTAAATAAAATGGAATACACACAAAACAATTCGACTTTAATGGATATTGAAATAACTTATACTATTGTCAAAACTAAACAGGCATGAGCTTTGCAGATATGAAATTATACTCTTTAAACGCAGTTGCATTGGCTGTTTCTATGGCTAACATTGATGTTATTTTAAAAATTATTTTACTTTCAGTATCTATTGGATATACTATTCATAAATGGATATTGATGTATGGAAAGAATAAGTAAACATATTTCCTACCACGAAGGAATTAGGTCAAATACTGCTCTACGACTTAATATAGATAATACACCAGATGACTATCACCTTTCCAACATGGAAAATCTTGCGCGTCAACTATTTGAGCCGCTAAGAGAGTGGGTGGGTGGCCCAATAAAAATCACATCTTTTTACAGAAGTGAAAAATTAAACAAAGCTATTGGTGGAAGTTCTAGGAGCCAGCACTGTCAAGGTCGAGCAATTGACCTGGATGATACTTTTGGTCATAAAACAAATGCTGAGATGTTTAACTACATAAAAGAAAACCTGAGTTTTGACAAGATGATATGGGAGTTTGGGGATGATGCCAACCCCGCGTGGGTTCATGTTAGCTATGACAGCCCTGATTCAAATAGAGGTAATATATATAAGGCTGTATCTAAGAATGGTAGAACTACATACATTCAAATATGAGAAAGCCAAAAAAAAAGTTCGGACAAACAACTGTTGGTAAACTACTAAAAGGTGCGGTTGGACTTATTAACCCTACTTTAGGAAATCTTATACAAGGCGAGATGTCTGTTGAGCAAGTTATAGCTTCTATAAAAAATGCTGAAGCTCCTTTAGAAGATAAGATTCGCGCACAAGAAATGATACTCGAAGCCTATGAAGCTGAGGTTGCAGATAGGGCTAGTGCAAGACAAAGAGAGATGGCTGCGGTGGCCTCTGGCTCAAATGACATACTGTTTAAAACTGTAGGCTGGGGAATTACTCTTAGTTTTGTGGCCGTTATAGCTGGGGCAATAGGAATTTGGGAAATACCAAAAGAGTCTCAACGTTTATTTGATATGGGATTTGGAGCAGTAGTTGCTGCATTTACCCAGGTTATAGGATACTACTTTGGCAGCTCTATGGGAAGTAAACAGAAAACAGAAATAATGAAGAAATAATGGATATTAGAAAAATATCAGTAGGCCCAGACTACAAGTCGGGAGCTATGCACTATATTGTAGGACAAGAAATATTAGGCGGAAGCCATAAAATACACTTAATAAAATATAACCAAGAAAAAAACTCTATTCTTATTTGGATAGAAAAAGAAGAAGAGGTATACCTTTGGAAAGAGTTTAATGCTACAATGCCAATTTCAATTGAATATAATATTAATTTTTAATAGTGAAGTCTCCATTTTGTTTTATAGTAAAACCCACTAAGGGTAAAAGATACAATAACTCTAAAGAAATAGGAGGAATTGACTTTTTAACCAGCACATCTGAAGAAAACCACATGGCTTCCAATAGAGAGGCTATTGTTGTTTCTACTCCTATAGACTATACTGGGGACATATCTCCAGGAGATATTCTTTTAGTACACCACAATGTGTTTAAGTTTTACAATGACATGAAGGGTAGGCAAAAAAGTGGAAAGAGTTATTTTAAAGATGACCTTTTCTTTATTGACGACACTCAATACTTTATGTACAAAAAAGATAATCAGTGGTATTGTCATGACAGGTATTGTTTTGTAAAACCTATCCCTGCAAGCGAGTCATATATATTTAAGCCTTTTGCAGAAGAACCACTAATGGGAAAAATTAGGTATATTAATACCAGGTTAAAATCTTACGGGATTAACCAAGGAGATTTGGTTACATTTCAGCCCGACACAGAGTATGAGTTCGAAGTAGATGGTGAGAAATTGTACCGAATGTTTGACCATCATATTACAATGAAAATATAATGCTGGAATCTGAAGATTTAAAAAAGAAAATTATACACGCTGGCCGAAGGGCGGTAGAGCAACTTATTAAAGTAGCTAAAGAGGATATTATAAAACCTGACCCTGAAGATGAGCTTGCGGCTGATAGGCTAAAGAATGCAGCGGCAACAAAAAAACTAGCTATATTTGATGCGTTTGATATATTAAACAGAATTGACGGAGAAGAGGAAACATTGCAGCTTTCAAAACAAGGAGGCTCTAAGGTAGAAACAAAGCAAGGATTTGCAGAAAGAAGGTCTAAATAAATGTATAAAGTTTTAGATAAATATATTCCAAACGCAGTAAGGCTTAACAAGAACAGAGCCAAAAGCTGGGAATATGGATATAATGAAAAGTATGACTTTATAGTTATTTCCAAGACTGGTCAGGTCGGAGAGGTTATTGAAATATCAGGCCTTCGCGTTGGTATTCCTAAACAGCCAGCAAAAATTAGCTCTCGCTCTAAATCTAAAGCTGAGCAATATTGGGAGCGAAAAGAATATCCCAAGGAGCTTTCTAAAGTATACTCTATATTTCAATGGAATGAAATGCCTGCTGGCTTTAAAAGTAAATGGGTTGACTATATAGAGGCGGAGTTTGACAAAAGAGAAGAAGGGCATTGGTTTATGAACAACGGTGTTCCTACATACATAACTGGTTCTCATTATATGTATCTTCAGTGGTCTACTATAGATGTAGGATATCCAGATTTTAGAGAGGCTAATAGACTATTTTTTATTTTTTGGGAGGCTTCCAGGGCGGACAAAAGAAGCTTTGGTATGATATATTTAAAAATAAGGCGTTCTGGATTTTCTTTCATGGGTTCTTCAGAGTGTGTAAATACAGGAACTCTTGCTAAGGATGCTAGAGTAGGAATACTCTCAAAAACGGGCTCGGATTCTAAAAAAATGTTTACAGACAAGGTTGTGCCAATATCTAACAGACTTCCATTCTTTTTTAAGCCTATTCAAGATGGTATGGATAAACCTAAAACCGAACTAGCATTTAGGATTCCAGCATCCAAGATAACCAAGAAGAATATGTATGAGGCAGTTAACGAGGAATTATCTGGGCTCGATACCACCATTGACTGGAAAAATACAGATGACAACTCGTATGATGGTGAGAAGCTATTGTTATTGGTTCATGATGAAAGTGGCAAATGGATTAAACCAAACAACATCTTAAACAACTGGAGGGTAACTAAGACTTGTTTAAGGTTGGGAAGTAAGATAATAGGAAAATGTTTAATGGGCTCAACCTCCAACTCTTTGGATAAGGGGGGTAAAAATTTTAAAAAGCTTTACGAAGACTCAAACATATCTAAAAGAAATGCCAACGGTCAAACTAAAAGTGGATTATACTCGTTGTTTATTCCAATGGAATATAACATGGAAGGCTTTATAGATTTATATGGTCACCCTGTATTGCGTAAGAGCGCAGACAAAGTAAAGGGTGTAGATGGCGAGTGGATAGAAAATGGTGCTATTGATTATTGGGAAGCAGAAGTAGAATCTTTGAAGTCTGACGCAGATGCCCTTAATGAATACTATAGGCAGTTTCCAAGAACAGAGTCACACGCTTTTAGAGATGAGAGCAAAGCCTCTATATTTAACTTAACTAAAATATATCAGCAGATTGATTTTAATGATTCATTAATAAGAGAACATCATCTAACCAGGGGTAATATGTCATGGCTTAATGGTATTAAAGACACCAAGGTAGTGTTTAAACCAGATACTCGTGGTAGATTTTTAATAAGCTGGGTTCCAGCAAAAGGTGTTCAAAACAGAGTTCTAGAAAGAAACGGATATAAGTATCCAGGCAACGAACATATGGGAGCTTTTGGATGTGATAGCTATGATATATCTGGAACTGTAGGCGGTGGAGGTTCTAATGGAGCGCTTCATGGTTTGACAAAATTTAGCATGGAGGAAGCTCCATCAAATGAGTTTTTTCTAGAGTATATAGCCAGGCCTCAAACCGCTGAGATATTTTTTGAAGAAGTATTAATGGCCTGCGTATTATATGGAATGCCAATACTTATAGAAAACAACAAGCCTAGACTGCTGTATCATTTTAAAAACAGAGGTTATAGGCACTTCTGCATGAACAGACCAGACAAACATTACTCTAAGCTATCAAAAACCGAAAAAGAGTTAGGAGGAATCCCTAATAGCTCTGAAGACGTAAAGCAGTCTCATGCCGCTGCTATAGAATCCTATATAGAAAAATATGTGGGCTTAGATTTTGAGGGTAGCTTTAGAGATAGTGATGAGATGGGGAGTATGATGTTTACTAGAACTTTAGAGGATTGGGCAAAGTTTGATATTAACAATAGAACTCGGTTTGACGCATCTATTAGTTCAGGCTTAGCAATCATGGCAAACCAAAAGCACATGTACCTCCCAGAGAAAAAACAATCAAAAATAAACCTTAACTTTGCAAGGTATACAAATAAAGGAACAATAAGTGAATTAATTACATAGATGAAAGATGTTACTATAAACATATCAT